TCGTCATGTACCACATCCCCAACGGCGGGCGCCGGGACAAGATCACCGGGGCGCGATTGAAGGCCGAGGGCGTGGTGGCGGGCGTCCCCGACGTGTTCCTTGCCTCGCCCCGGCAGGGGTTCCACGGCCTGTACATCGAGATGAAGCGCCAGCGCGGGGGGACGGTTCAGGCTACGCAGAAGGAGCTGATCACAGCACTCCGTCAGGCCGGGTACCGCGTCGAGGTCTGCAAGGGCTGGTGGGAGGCGCGGGAAGTCATCGAAAACTATCTGACCGGGGAAATCCCCAAAGGAGCGTCCAGGCGTGTCGAGCCAGCAGCAAACCAGCAGCCCCTCGCGGATCGTCGAGGTCGTCGTGCCGTTCAGGGAAGATGAAAGCTTTGTAGACAGGCTGGCCCGCGCCAATGCCGCCCTCGGCAGGGCTATCCATGCGCAACTCCCCGCGTGGGACGTCAAGCGCAACGAGATCGCCGTATTCGGGCCGCAACGGGCGCATCGCAACGGAAGCGTCTCGTATGTCTACCGGCTGGTCGAGGACAGCAAACCGCTGTTCGGCAAGGGAAGGGGGCTGAAAGGGCGCTCATGAGGCACGAGATATGGAGTCAGCAACCGGAATCCGCAGCGCAGTAGGCTGGCGAAAGGTGGAGGATGTCGTGGAACTGATGGAAGCGGAGTTGATTCTTGGCAACGGCAGCGTGCAGGCCGGGCGCGGCCTGATGGCGGCGTTGGCGAAGCGCATGGGCGAGGCGCGAGAGAAGCACCCGTGGCCTGAGCACGCGGATGGCAAATATCAAGCCCTCGGCGTTGTGGGTGAGGAATACCACGAGTTGGTGATCGCCGTGGAGAAGGAGACGCCCGAACGGATGCGGGACGAGGCGCTTGATGTCGCGGTGACGGCCCTCCGCATGTGGGCGGGGGAACATGAAAGGAGAGGAGCGTGAGCGCATTCGACAACGAGAACAGACCGGGACGTCCGCGAAAGTGTCCTCCTTGTCCGTTGTGCGGACGGGATGAGATGCGGAGTTACGGTTCGCATATCTTCGGGCACATGAGTACTCGATTCTGTGGGTGTCAAAATTGCCAACATACCGACGTTTGGGTCGAGCCTGTGAACGGCGGGCACGGCTATTGGAAGAAAGCCGCGCGAGGAAAAAACCTTCCAACAACCCCTTGAACCCCCATCCCCTTGAAATGCTATGCTCCTGACCAAAAATCAGGAGTTTTTTATGGCTGTTCTTCCCTTGCGTCACTTCTCCCCGGTCGAGTTCCGCTGCAAGTGCGGGTGCGGCGCAGGCATGGAGAAGATGGACGCCGACCTGCTCCAGATGCTCGACGAGGCCCGTGATCTGGCGGGCATCCCGTTCCCCCTTTCTTCCGCCTACCGCTGCCCCAAACACAACAAGGCGGTCGGCGGCGTGCCCACCTCCGCGCACACTCGCGGCTATGCCGTGGATATCCGCTGCGTGGATTCCCATTCCCGTTTCGCCATGCTGCAAGCCCTGCTTGAGGCCGGATTCCGGCGCGTCGAGCTGGCTCCGACGTGGATCCATGTGGACAACGACCCCGACAAGCCGCGTGACGTGGCGTTCTACCAGCATGGAGGCAAGTACTGATGGAAGCGACCGTGATTGATTTCATCTTTTCGACCTTGATGAGCCTTTCCGCGCAGTACCCCGATGCGGCGTGGCTCGTCACCGCCCTGAGCGTGGTCATGACCGTGTGCGGCCTGTGCGCCGTGGCCACCGTATGGATGCCCGTGCCGAAGGAACTGACCGGGCTTTATGCCGCCTTCTACCGTTGGACGCACGCCCTTGCCGCACACTTTGGGCAGAATAGGGGTGCCGTGGCTGACGGCAAGTCCGAAACCGTGAAGGCCGAAGTCAAGGCCGTGACGGGGAAGTGATGTGCGGGCCGTCCTTGAGTTCCTTTCATCGCTCGCCGGGCTCCTCAAGCTGTGGCTGCGTCAACGGTACGGCGAACGCCGCGAGGCTGATCGCGCTGCTGTGCGTGATGACGCTGGCGGCGAGTGGGTGCAGCACAGTGGCGGAACCGACCGCCGCGACAAGCCCGGCGCCGCTGACGCCGGGGGCCGTCGTGACGGGTGAGTGGTCCTACACCTACCGGGGCGAGACATTCACCGAGCCCGGCGAGTGGGTGCACCTGCCCGCTGGCGAGGCCGGGAACCTGCTCCTGTGGATCAAGGGCGTGGAGGCGGAGCAATGAGCGACGACGTGCAGCTTGTCCGCGAGATCGGGGAAGTGAAGACCGAGCTGTCCGCGGTCAAGGCCGAACTTGCCGGACTGCGCGAGCGTATTGACGATGTGGTCATTTCAAACCTGCGTGACCACGGCAAGCGCATGTCCATGCTCGAAACCCGCGTTGCCGCGCTTGAAGCCGCCGAAACCCGCCGGGCCGGAGGCATAGCCGCACTCGTGGCTGTAGCGGCTGCGGCAGGAGCGGCCGGGAACGTCCTTTCGCGCTGGATCGCGGGATAGTCGGCTCACATATTTCGGCTGAGGCAATAAACATCCACTCTAAAAAAGGAGAAACACCATGGCCAAGACACAAACTGCTGGTCAGGCTGTCGGCACGATAGGGCGCCGCCACTACTCCACTGGCGGGACTACTGACGGACGCCGTTCCGATCCGATCTCGGTTCCCGCAGTCGGAACATGCTCCGCCGCAAGAGTATGGGCGGCTCCGGGGGTTAATCCATAGTGGCGGCCACGACCCTTCTCTTTGACGGCATCAAGGCCGCTGCGAACATCACAGACCGGGTTCTTGTCTTCTATTCCGGGGGCAAGGACTCGGCTGTGACTCTTGACCTGTGCGCACGGTATTTCAAGAGGATTCAGCCCGTCTTCATGCGGCTTGGGCCGATACTCTCGTTCCAGCGGGCGTGTCTTGACTGGGTTGAGCGTCGCTACAGGGTTCCCGTCATGATTGTGCCGCATCCCATGCTCGCGGAATGGCTCCGGTACGGTACGTTCCGGGAATACGATTTCGACGTGCCGATCATCTCCTTCCTCGATGTATACACCTACGCCCGGTCGAAGTCCGGCGTCTGGTGGATCGCGGCAGGGGAACGCATCGCGGACTCCATCGTACGCCGGGCCATGATCAAGGGCGACGGCGGCGTGGTGAATCCCAAACGAGGGCGGTTTTTCCCCCTCGCGCACTGGAGCAAGTCGGACGTGTACGCCTACATCCGGCATCACAGGCTGAAGGTCGCCCCGGAAACGCAGCACCTCGGCTTTTCCTTCCGCTCACTCATGGGAAGCGATCTCGCCGCGATCCGTCGGGTCTACCCGAAGGATTACGCCCGCATCGAATCATGGTTTCCGCTCGTGGGCGTCAGTTTGGCGCAGTATGTGTTTGCGAAGAAACAGGAGGGTACGACATGAGCGTCGCCGCGACCAAATTTCAGAAAGGTGAGGAGCGGTACATCCTGCGTTCCCAGATCAAGGAGGACCCTACAATCCCCGCATCATTGGGGAGGGGGCGGAAAAGCGTCTCCGCGCCTTTATCAAAAAGCACGGCCTGTTCGGAACCATCATCTGGAACGAGCGTACTGGAAACATCGTTTCTGGGCACCAGCGGCTCAAGGCACTCGACTACAACGAGAAGTTCCGGAGGCCGGGAATTATCAGCTCCGCGTAACCGTGGTGGATCTGACGGACCGGGAAGAAAAACAGGCCAACGTATTCCAGAACAATCCTGATGCTCAGGGAGATTGGGATGTCGGTATGCTCGGCAATTTGATGCAGGCGGACGGGTTCACTGCCGAAGAATTGGGATTTACCGAATCCACGGCGGTCATGATGTTCGACGGGGATCCTCGCTTCTCCGCACTGTTTCAGGACACCGAGGACGTCACCGCCACCAAGGAGCAAATCCGCGAGGTACGCGACCACCGGGCCGACAGCATGAAGGACATGCAGGAAGCGCAGAGTGCGGACTTTTACTTCACGGTCGTTTTTCAGAATCAGAAGGCCAAGGACCGTTTTCTCATGGAGATGGGCGTGCCCGTCTGTGAGCAGTTCGTGAATGGCGACATCCTCTCTCGGCGCTTTGGCGTCGACAGTGGGGAATAACCCTCATGATGGTGTGTGATGGGTCAATGTACGGCAAAAAGTAAACGGACCGGCGAGCGGTGCCGCCGTGCCGCCATGCACGGGCAGGCGGTCTGTTACATGCACGGGGGAGCCTCCCGCCGCAAGGGTGGAGCCCCCAAGGGCTCGAAGAATGCCCTCAAGACCGGGCAGTACGAGACGATCCTCGCCTCGACCATGACGCCGGAGGAACTTTCCTATCGCGACAGTTTGGACATCAATCCTCTGACGACGCTCAGGGAAACCCTCAAGACCCTGCGAATGCGGGAGCTGCGTATTTTGCGCCGGATCAAGAAGGCGATGGACGCCGAGGAGATTGCCGGAATGCCCACCGGAAAGCCGAGCATGGACGTGTAGAGACTGCCAAGGGCTTCTGCCGCTCCAGCAACCCGCAGGCCCCCAAACTCATCCGTTGCACGGCCAACCCGCTCGGCGTCGGGCACTTGTGGGTCAAACGGTACTTCATCGATCCCGCCCCGTCCTTCACGCCCATCACGGACGCCGCGGGCAGCAAGCGGGTATTCATCCCCGCCACCATCTACGACAACAAGCACCTCATCGAGGCGGACCCGAAGTACCTCCTTCGTCTGGAATCCATCACGGACGACAACCTGCGGCGCGCATGGCTCAACGGAGACTGGAACGTAGTCGCCGGGGCATTCTTCGGGGACGTATGGTCGCCTAATCGGAACGTCATCAGGCCGTTCGCCGTCCCCAAAGGCTGGTACTGCTTCCGGTCGTTCGACTGGGGCAGCTCGCACCCCTTCTCCGTGGGCTGGTTGGGCCATCGCGGACGGCACGGCAGCGCCGGACGGCGTTTTCTACCCCCGTGGGGCATTGATCCGCTTTGCCAAGTGGTACGGGGCCAAGCGCGACAGCGCCGGGCGCGTCGTCCCCAATGAGGGGCTCCGCATGTCCAGCCGGGAAGTGGCAAAGGGCATCGTCAAGCGGGAAAAGTGGACATGGAACAAAAGAAAGGGGAAACCGTGGCGGAGGACAGGGCCAGCGGTCGCCGTATGACCCCTTATTTCACCTCTATCAGCCCAGACGACGTATGGGATTGGGGGATGGACGCCAAGGGCCTCGCGTGGGCGGTCGTCCACAGCGAAGAGATGGAGCACCCCGCAGCCTTCGCCGCCCCGCTCCATTACGAAACCCTGACCGTCTGGACGCGGGACTCATGGACGCGCTACCGCCGCCCGATGAAGGACAAGGAAAACACCGAGTACGCTCTGTCCGAAAACGGCGAGCGCAGGCACGGGCTCGGCGCCGTACCGCTGGTGCCGTTCCTGTTCGAGCCGATCTCCCCCATGACCGGGCTCCCCGCTACGGACGACGTGCTCTCCCTGATCCTGCGCATCTACAGACGGGACTCGGAACTCGACAAGATGCTGTTCGACCGGGCCGTCCCTCTGCTCAATGTGGGCGGCGTAAGCCAGGAGCATTGAGACACGTTCGTGGTCGCCAGCTCCAACGCCCTCATGAGTACGGAACCGGGCGGCATCACCGCGCAGTAGGTGGAGCCGTCAGGCACCGCGTTTCAGGCGCAGGCCGAAGCCCTTGCCCGCGACGAGGCCAGCGTGTGGGAAATCGCCCTTCGCATGGTCCGTCCACAGTCCGCCGAGTCCAAGGCCATCGACAAAACACAGCTCGACACGCAGCTTGCCAGCTTCGCCCGGCGCAGCGGCAGCCTCTGCTGGAAGCTCGCCGCCCGGTGGCTTGGAGCTAAGGAGGACGGGATCGAGGCGAAATACAACGAGTCGTATGATGTGGGCGAGGCGACGGTGAAGATCAAGGGGCAGACGCCCGCGAAGGAAGGCCAAGGGTGACGCAAAAGCCCCGGCAGTCTAGGCTGACCGGGGCTTTTGCATCATGGAGGGTGATTATATCATCAAAGCGTGATGACTCGCTTACTTCCAATTTGGATCTTCCTTCAGTTGCTCCATCAGAAGAAATTGGATTGCCTTGTCCGGCTTGCCGATAAATATATAACGGGCATATTTACTCGGGGTATCTATTGCTTCAGGTACATCTTTCACTTCAACTATCATTCCCCAAGCTTTTTGAGATGAAGGCTGGTAGGCGCTGATAATGAAATTATTGCCGCAATCATGCGGTTTGCATTGCTGCCTGACAAGATATGTTTCACCATTGCACTGTACCATATTGGCCGTTCCAAGTGCCGTAAGGCCATGGAATATCCACTCAGGGAGATCCGCCCGGCTCTCGCCTTTCAGTGCCTGTTCCCATGCCTGGGCCTGTTTGTCGGATATGGACGAGGCATAGGCGCCGATGCTGGCCAAGAGCAGAATACCCAACACTGCAAAGGCTATGATCGTTTTTTTCACTTCTTTTCTCCTTCGATGATTGCCGGAGTTTTTGCTCAATCACCCTACGGCAAGACTACACGTTGAAGGTCTACTTCTGGAGTCGCTCGGGAACAATATTCCTCAAGAATTATGAGCGGAAGCTGTTTTGGGGTATAGACTCCCTATTTGTAGTCCAAGAGTAACACAAAATCTCTCGGATGGATATGATTAACCGTTCCTTTCCTCTATTACATATTTCTAGATCTCGGTCGCCCAAGGAACTTTGTCAACAATGGAACTTCCCCTCACTGGGCACGAGCTCTACCAGAATAGATCAGAGTGTACGCCTCTCCGCTGGCTAGGTATCGCACTCCTACTTTTTCTACAGCAATCGGCTATTCACATAGCGGTTCAGGCTGACTCCCGCCTCTGCGGAGAGGATCGCAAGCTGACGGTGCATCTCAGGCGTCGTGCGGACGACAAAGTTCCCGGAAAACTTGCGAAGGGAAAGCGGCTCAGGGATCGGCTCCTTGTTCGCTTCCATGTCCTTCAACGTATCCGAGACAAGCCGGACGATTCTATGCAAGGCCGCGTCCTGTTCCTCTTCCAGCCATGACAAGATGGGAAACTCGGCGCACAGCCCCACAAACTCCTGATCCTCTTCCGACCAAATGACGCGATAGGTATACTTTTCCATAGCTACTGAAGGGAAGCCTGTACAGCCCGATGCGGGATGATCCGCATGAACTCCTGCCCCTTTTCCCTTTTCAGAAGGCAGGCTTCATACTGCGCCTGCAAGTTGATCCACATCTCCATGTCAGTCCCGAAATACCGGGCCAGACGCATGGCGGTATCCGTACTGACGCCGCGCTTTTCGTGCAGAATTTCATGAATCCGTGTGGCGGGGATGCCGAGGGCGATGGCAAGGGCATTCGCGCTCAAGCCGAGCGGGGCCATGTATTCTTCGCGGAGAATTTCTCCGGGATGGATAGCAAGCATATTTCCTCCTAATGATAATCTACTACTTCGACATCATACGCGTTTCCGTCTTCCCATGTGAAGCAGATACGCCAGCGGTCATTGACGCGGATACTGAACTGCCCCGCCCGATCTCCGCGCAGGGCTTCAAGCCTGTTCCCAGCGGGTATTCGCAAAGATTCCAGCTTGGTTGTCGCATGTAGAATCCTCAATTTCCGTACCGCCGAACGTACCGCATCACCTAGCTTGCGATGTTCGCCTGTTTCGAAAAGATGCTGTGTTTCTTTGTCCTTAAAGCTGGCAATCATACAACGTCATTCGTATTACGATAAGCAGAATATATACTGTCTCCATCCTCCCTGTCAATTCTTTCCCTCCACGCGAGAAACCTTCCAACAACCCCTTGCGGCACATCCCGGCTGCGGGTCTATACTCATGCCCAATTATGCGGCCCTGCCCGCCTATCGTGACGTGATGCCAAGGAATGCCCCGGCGCGAAGCCCTAACCCGAACCGAGAAGGATACCATGAAACTCAAGCTCGACGAAAACGGCCATGTGGTGGTGAAGGACGGCTTCCCCGTATGGGTTGCCGAAGACGGTGCGGAGATTGCGTATAACGTCCCCGACCTCGTGAACAAAATTTCCGCCGTCAACGCGGAATCAGCCGGACGGCGCAAGGACATCGACGCCCTGACCAGCCAGCTCAAAGCGTTTGACGGCATTGACCCGGAAAAGGCCAAGGCCGCCCTGGAAACCGTTGCCAACCTTGACGCCGGGAAGCTCATCGACGCGGGAAAAGTCGACGACCTCAAGATGGAAATCAAGAAGTCCTATGACGGAAAGATTTCCGATCTCGAAAAGGCCCTCGCCGACTCCAAGAAAGATTCCGCCGACAGGCTGGCCGCCAAGGAAGCCTCCATCCGCACGCTGCTGGTCAAGGGCATCTTCGATTCCAGCGCGTTCCTGAAGGACAAGACCGTGCTTCCCTCCGACGTGGCCTACGCCTCGTTCGGCAGGCATTTCGAGGTGAAGGAGGAAAACGGCGAGCTGCGCGTGGTTGCCACCATGAACGGCCAGCCCATTTTCAGCCGCTCCGATCCCGGCACCTTCGCCGCGCCCGAAGAGGCGCTTGAGGCCATCATCGACAAATACCCCATGAAGGACCGCATCCTGAAGGCCCCGGACGGCGGCTCCGGCAGCCATCCCAACTCCGCGTACGCCCCCGGCGCAAAAATCATCCCCAAGGGCGACATGAGCGCCTTCGGAGCCAACCTTGAAGCCATCGCCAACGACGTGAACGCCACCCTGCTCGGCTTGGGCCGCAAGTTCTACGGCATGGTCGGGACGCCCGGCACCACGCCCTTCTCCACCGTGGTCGACGCCACCAACGCCCGCAAGGTGCTGAACCGCCAGCTTGCCCCGGTCAATGATCGGCGCATCGTGCTGGACCCCGACGCCGAGGCCGCCGCGCTCGGCCTGTCCGGGTTCGCGGACGTGAGCAAGTCCGGCTTCGACTGGGCGATGGACCAGCAGGTGCCCTCTTTCGAGGCCAGCGTCATGACCGAAGGCGCGCTCACCGTGAACGGCGCGAACGAGGCCGGAGCGCAGGTGGTGAGCCTCGCCAAGGCCACCAACGCCGCCGGCCTCAAGGAAGGCGACATCCTGACCATTGCGGACGACGCCCAGACCTATGTGGTCACGGAAGCCGTCTCGCTCGCCGTGGGCAACACCGCCGTGAAAATCTACCCCGGCCTCGCCAGGCCCACCACGGGCTCGGAAGCCGTCACGGTATCCGGTTCCCATGTGATGAACCTCGCCTTCCACCGCGACGCCATCGCCTTCGCCACCCGCCCGCTGATGGATTCCGCCAACGGCCTCGGCAACCTCATCCAGTCCGCCGTGGACCCGGTTTCCGGCCTGTCCCTCCGTCTGGAAGTCTCCCGCGAGCACAAGCGCACCCGGTTCAGCTATGACATCCTGTACGGCGCGGACGTGGTGCGCCGGGAACTCGGCTGCCGCATCGCCGGGTAGGAGGCTCCATGCACATCAGCACAGTGAGGATCAGGAGCGTGGAAACGGCGAGCGGGTTCATCGTCATCAACGAGGCCGATTTCGATCCGTCGAAGCACCAGCTCTGGAACTCGGAAGTCACGACCGCCACGCCGGAGCCCTCCTCCGCCGAGCCAAACGCAAACAAGCCTCTTGACCTGATGACGCTGGCGGAGCTGCGTGACCATGCCAAGGCGCACGGCATCGCCATTCCCGCGACGATCACCGCCAAGGCCGACGTGCTGGCCCATGTCCTCGCCGCCAGCGGAGCCCGCGCCGGCAGTGACGTCCCCGGGCAGCCGCAAGCGTAACCCCAACGGCAAAGACACCGCCATGACCTGCACCCCCAGGAAAAAGAAGCGCAAGGGCAAGTAGCCCCGCGCTTCGACCGGGCGGGGGAATACCCTCCGCCCCCGCCCGGAACCCCAAAACGGGACTTCAAGGAGAAAACCATGCCCCTCATCGTTGAAGACGGCACCCTGCCCGCCGGGGCCAACAGCTTCGCCAGCGTTGCCGATGCCGACGCCTACCATGCCGCCCGGCTGACGACCGCATGGACGGACGAACTGGCGGAAGTCCAGAAGGAGGCTGCGCTGATCCGCGCCTCTGACTGGCTCAACCGCAAGGTTATGTGGAATGGGCGCAAGGCTTCCCGCTCGCAGCGCATGGCGTGGCCCCGGTCTGGCGTGGTCACGCAGGACGGGGAAATAGCCCCGGATGAAATCCCGGCGGAAGTCGTCGAGGCTTGCTGCGAACTGGCGGGCTTCTTCGTCGAACAGGACTACCTCGCGCCGCTCGACCGGGGCGGGGACATCGCCAGCCTGAGCGTGGACGTGATCAGCATCGCCTACAACGGCACGGCCCCGGCGGAAACAGTATTCCCCTCCCTGTCCGGCCTGCTCGCCGGGCTCGGTACCGTCTGCACGGGCAAGGGCGGGGGCATCATGGAGGTGGGAAGAGGATGAGCGCATCCCTGTACGCCAGCGTGGGCAGGACCGCACGCCAATTGATCAACAAGTTCGGCAAACGGATGATCTACCGTCAGAAGAAGGATGGACAGGTCTACAACGATCAGACCATGCGTTATGAACCTTCGATCAAGGATACCCCGTTCAAGGGCATACGCAAAAACGCAAAAATCGAAGAAAACCCGGAATTGCCCGTACAGCTCGGGGACTGCATCATCCTTGCCGCAGCCTCCGGCCTTCCCGTGACCGCCGTCCCCGACCAGATCATCATGGACGGCGAAACATGGAGCGTCGTGGACTCCGCACCCGTGGCTCCGGGGGATACGGCACTGGTCCACAACATCCTGATCCGCAGGGGGTAGCCGTGGATATTGCCGCCATCGAAAGCCGCCGCCAAGCCATCAAGCGCCGCATGGCCGAACTCGACCGCCTGAGCACGTCCGACGCCCGCGCACTGGACAAGGCCATGACGGAGATGTGTGCCCTGTATGCGGAATACGCCCGGAGTACCGTCGCGCTGGTGGCCTTTGAAGCCTACCGGACGCCGAGTCTTCAACCGTGGGGGCTGAGGCGCAGGCTTCCGCGACTTCCATCGTCGTCGAGGACGCGAAGGTCTTCTTTACTGGGCAGAAAATCCAGAACGTCACCAAGTCGGACGACAATTCCAGCAAGGGCTACGCCGTGACCGCCGTGGACGAACGGACGAACACGCTGACCGTCGCGCCCGGCATCTCCGGCGCATGGGCCGTGGATGACGTGGTAACGTGGTGGATGCCCTACGGCCCCGCCATCGGCAATGAACTGGAAAACGCCGATTCCGTTATCCGCATCGACGGGACAGCCGGAAAAATGCGCTCCTGCACCATCAAGTTCTCCACGCCCACAGAGTTTACCGACGAGCTTGGCGACCGCTTCCCCGGCCAGCCCATCGACACCATGCGGGCCTCCAGCGTGGATTTTGAATACTACATGCGCAACAACGCCGCCAAACGGCTCAGGGAAGGCAGCGAAGGCAAGGAAGTCCGGTTCGACGCGGAATTCGGCAGCGAGGAAGGCCGCAAGGTCGTCGTGTCCTGCCCCCGCATCAAGAACAAGATGCCCGCCATCAACGCCGATTCCGCGACCGTTACCCTTTCGCAATCCTCCGACATCCTCGGCGTGACCCTTGAGGACGCCGTGGAAATCATCCTCGAATAGCTCCGGCTCCCGCCGCCTCCTTTTCCGGCGGGGCCATTCTCCAAGAACCACTTCAACTTTCAGCCAAAGGATCAACATCATGAAATTCGTGAACGACACCACCGCCAAAGATACCGCCTTCATCAAATGCTTTCCCGATGATTCCGGCGTGTACGCCCGCATCCTGACGGAAACCGAGCTGGATACCATCCGGGTCAAGTCCCGCACCTTCAACGGCAACGAGAAGCGCACCCCCGAACTCATGGATCGCCGCTTCAAGATCCTGCACCTGCAACGCGCCCTCTCCGGATGGGAAGGGCTGGAATTCGAGGACGGCTCGCCCATCCCCTTTTCCAAGGAGATGATCAAGGAACTGTGGGAAGTGAACCCCAACCTCATGGGGATCATCTATTCCTGCGTGTCCAGCGAACTCTCTTTCGTGAAGGCGGCGGAAGAAAAAAACTCCGTGACTGGTGCGGACGCCTAGCGGACAACGCGCCAAGCTGCGACGAATGCCGGGAGACATGGGCGCTCGACGGGCTGGAACCGCCCTGCGGCGCCTGTACCTCTTCGGAAGTGCAACTCCTGCCCGACAACCAGCAAGCCATGCATATCTGGCAAATTTGCGACATCCACGCCCGCGACTTCGTAGGCATGGCCGGGCAAGCCCGCCCCATCCGGCTTGAAGCCGTCCGCGCCGAATGCGACCGTACGGACACCCCGGAAGGGAACTTCCAGAAGGTCATGCTCATTGAGGCGGTTCTGTTCCCGGTGCGGTATTTGAAGAAATGACATTAACCCGAGGGGTTCATATGGACATGTTGAAAGTTTTTGAAAAAGCGGAATTCGGCAGGGTTCGCGTCGTAGAATGCGAGGGCGAGCCGTGGTTTGTGGCCAAGGACGTGTGCGAATGTCTGGAACTTACAAACACATCGCAAACCTTGTCGTATCTGGATGACGACGAGAAGGGTATCATCAGTAATGACACCCCCGGTGGAAAACAGGAAATGTCCATCATTTCCGAACCCGGCCTCTATTCCCTCATCCTCCGTTCCCGCAAACCGGAAGCCAAGGCGTTCAAACAGTGGATCATCCACGAGGTCGTCCCTTCCATCCGTAAGCGCGGCCTGTATGCCACGGAAGCGGTGATGGATCGCATCCTCGACGCTCCCGACTTCGGGATTTCCCTGCTCCAGCAGTACAAGTTCGAGCGGGAACAGCGAAAGCTCGTGGAAGCACATCGCGACGAGGCCGTCCGCACCAAGGCGGAAATCGGCTCCCGGCGCGAGGCCACGGCGATGAACACGGCAAGCCGCCTTTCCAAGGAAAACGAACATCTCCGCGACGATATCGGGGACAGCCGGACATGGAAGCAGGTGAAGGCCATTCCGTGGCTGGAAGAGGTCTTTGAGGTGTCACAGGCCATGTACTCCGTGGCCGGACGCAAGCTCGCCGACATGCCCCGGCGCATGGGGGTACGAAATCAGGGAAGTCGAGGACAGCCGATACGGCAGCGTGAAGGCGTACCACACAGACGTGATCGAGGCATTCCGACATGCTTTGAAGACCGATCACAACATTCTCTGGAAGTATCGGCGCAGGTGCGCCGCGTAGGGATTGCCGGACATGGTAAAACAGCCCTGCTCGTTGATGAAACGAACAGGGCTTTTATCTTAATTCAATAATGGTAACGACATTGGAGTACGATCAGGGCTTCGCTTCGTTCGTCCACTTTGTAGACGAGGCGATCTTCCTGATTGATGCGGCGTGACCAACATCCGGCAAGATCGAACCGGAGCGGTTCCGGCTTCCCCAGCCCTTCAAAGGGGTTTCGCATGGCATCACGCAGCAATTCATTGATTCGTTTGACCGTGCGCTTGTCCGTATGTTGCCAATAGAGGTAATCCTCCCACGCCTGCGGCGTCCACGTAAGCAGCATGATCAATCCTCCAGTTCATGCGGAATGGCCTTGCCTGTATCTGCGGCCTGTATCGCTTCTCTGAGGCGTACGGCATTGGCGGGTGAACGGAGCAGGTATGCCGTCTCCATGATGGAATTGTAGTCCTCAAGAGACATCATGACCACAGAGGGTGATTTTTGCCGGGTAATAATGACAGGTTCATGATGATCGCAGACACGGTTCATCGTTTCGGCCAGATTCTGCCGAGCTTCCGAATAGGTAATGGCCTGAGACATGGTATCTCCTTTTTGTACAAAAATATGTACAAATAAGAGCCCCGTCAAGGGAAGACGAGCCTAAAAACCGTCCGTCCCTTCACCGCCTGACTCATGTGCAAAGCCCCCTTCCTTCCGGTCGGGCTTTTCTTCAATCGTCCAAGACGTTCCTGTCATGCCATCCTGGGCACAAGGTCAGTTCCGGGCCTCTCCAAAAGGCCGCGGGGCAACGATGCCTTTGACGGGCACCGGCACGACCTCACGCGGGCTCACAAGCTCCCATGCGAAACCATACATCTCGTCCTCGTAATCCTCGCAGCACGCCGCAACGAAGTCTTTCCGCGTCATGGGGCGGCATCCCACTACATCCACAATGCCGAGGGCCACGCCTACGGGCAGACGTTTCCCGT